TCCAGCAACTAAAGTATCAACATAATTTTTAGTAGCAGCTTCAGAAGAAGAAGAGGGATCTCCCAATCCTGTAATTGAACCACCAGTTAAAGAAACACTATTTGCATTTTGAGTTGCAATAGTTCCCAATCCTAAAGTAGTTCTTTGTGCAGAAGCATCTGCGTCATCTAATAATGCTTTACCAGCAGTTGTTAAATCATAAGTTCCTGCTGTACCTGATCCTGTAAATTGAATACCTTTATCTGCTGCTGAAGTTAATCCAGCAATAGCATCTAAGTCTGCGTCATGTGCTTGAACATCTGTTCCAATTGCTACACCTAAATTAGTTCTAGCAGTAGAAGCTGAAGTTACATCTGATAAATTATTTGCTTTAACTAACTTAGCATCTAATTGAGTTTGTATTGCAGAAGTAACACCATCTAAATATTTAAATTCTGTGTTAGTAACTGTTCCATCATGTATTTTAGTTGCATCAATGGCAGCAGAAGCATTAATATCTGCATTAACAATAGTTCCATTTGTAATTTTTGCACTGGTAATTTGTGAGTCTGCAATTTTCGCAGTTGTAATTTGGTCATCTGCAATGTGAGCAGTATCAATAGAACCATCTACATAATGTTCTGAATCAATACTATCATCTGCTATTTTAGTTCCATTAACAGCATCAGCTGCTATTTTGGCAGTAGTAACTGAAGCATCTATTAAATTAGTAGTAGCAATACTTGTTCCTGGAATTGTATTGTTTGTTGCAGATAAAGCACCTACAGAAACAGCTATTGTTTCATTTTGTAATGATCCAGAATCCCAAACAACTGTTACTGTTGTATTGGTAGAAAATGTAGTTGCTGAAATAGTTCCATAAATAGTTCCTGTGCTTGATCCTACTGCTCTAACTCTACGACCAACATGATAGAATGTTGTTACATCTGTACTTGCTATAGTAAATGTAGTTGCACTTGCATAAGCAATAGTAAATGCTGCATCACCATCTCCATAAACAATCCACTGAGAATCATTATACCATTCTCGTACATCTGCTAAAATAGCTCTTAAACTATTGTTAATATTTGAAGGAATCATTCCTTCAGAAATAGTAACTCCACCTACTGATGAGTTATTACTTGCTGTCGTTGAATAATCTTTTATACCTGCCATTTAAACTCCTAAGACATAAACCATGTAAAAACTTTATCTGTTTCTACATTGTTTTTATTAATTAAACTATTTACTGATTCTTCCAATTGTCTTTGAAAGAACTCTTGTGTTTCAAAAGAATACCTAACATTATCAATATCTCTTTCGGTAATGTCTGCCATTATCTGGTACCTGCTTGACTTGCTATTATATCAACACCTTGAGCATCATTCCACCCTACTCCTGCGGAAACTTTAACATTTACTCTAACATATCTACCAGAAGATCTAACTGGATTTATACCGCTATTGGTCGTATTTCCAGATGTAGATTCTGTTGCAGTATCTGATAATTTTTCTCTACTTTTAATAACTACAGTAGTATCTGCATCTATAATAGGTCTTACTCCTGTAATATTTAATCTTACTCCTGGCTTACCTTCAATTTCATCTGTTTCTAATTCTGCTTCTAATGGAGTTCCTGAAAAAATAGCAGCTTTAAAATCACTATCTATTGCTCCTAAATAAAGTTGTCCGCCAGACCAAAAGTCTGTATCTAAAGATATATTAATATCTTCTAAGTTTTGAGATATAACATCCATAGTTTCTACAGTATAAGCACCAAAGAATTGTGTAAAAATAGTAGATGCTGAGATACTTGCAAAAGTCCATTTTTTTGTAACATAATTATAAATCATTAAAGTATCTGGACTACCATCTAAACTTCTTTTAGAAACATAAGACCAAATAGCTAACTGATTAAAAGGATCCACTGCTGCACTAATACGATCTGTGTATGCTTTGTTTAAATCATTATCAAAATAACGATTAATTTTTTCTGCTCCAATAGGAATTAATGTATCTCCACTGATTTGATAAAACCCATCATCAGAATAGAAGAAAACATTTCTATCATTTTGAGTTACTGTTCTTCCATAAACAGCTCCACGATTTGATGATATAACAGAAAATCTAAATACAGTTGCACCGCCTACAAAGTCCATACGAATAATTTGATTTTGTCTAAATATATATCCAACTTCTCCAGATGTTATATGAACAATTTGACCACCTGATCCTGGAAGATCTTGTGAGTCTGCTAACTTTTTTCCAGGTGTCCATGTAGTAATATCATTAATACCAGACCATTGAACTCTATTTGTATTAGTAGATTGATTACCTGTTACTAAAAAATCACGTATAACTCCACTTACTTTAAATGTTGGTGGTGTTCCATCTGTTGCAATAGCTGATAAGTCTGCAAAATTAATGGAAGTACCCATCAAATAATATTGAGGAGCATCTACACCATTACTTGCAATGACATAATTTCCAAATTGAGTAAAAGTAAAATAATCTGTACTATCTCCAGTTAAGGATCCTTTTCTAGAAGTAAAAGTTGCAGAAGCTAATTGAAAAATATCAGTGGCACTAGCAGCAAAGTTAAAAACATTATTAGATCCATCTCTAAAAGATCCTGCTCCTAAACAAACAGATCCAATATTATTGCTAGAATAAGGAACTAAACTTTTAACAGGTTTGTAAGATTGTTTAGCATGATAAACATTTTTAGCTATGTTTGCTCCTTGCTTAAGATGATTAGGTTGGTCAGGTAACCATTCTCCAAAAGGTAGTTGCATTTTTTATCTTTTTCTATAGAAAGATAAATCTGTAGATACGTCTGTTCTTTGAACTGTAGGCGCACCACCATAGCTATCTTGTCTATCGTTATTTTCGCATCTTTCTAAAGCCATAGAATACATATTCATCCATTGAGCTGTCTGATTTGCGTCAATACCACCAAGAAAATTACTTGCATGATAAAGACTACCATAAAGATAAATAGCAGGATGTGCAGCAAGAATGTAGTTACTAGCCACTGAGTCAGATAGATTATCGAATGCTTTGTAGTATTGTAAATATCCTGTATACGATGTATCAGGTGTAGGAGCAAATCTAATACTTTCTGTACCATTATCTGATTCTATTGAATATACTCTTGGTAGTCCAGATGTTGATCCGCCTTTTGTTTTAAATAAATTTGAAGGTGTAATATATTCTACATTATATTTTGTGCTACCAGATAATATGTATAAAGATCTAACAGAAATAAAACCAGTAGGAACAGTTATAGTTTCTGCATTTACTGTAATTTCATCAATTTGTTCCATCTGTCTAATTCTTAACTTAGCGTTAAAATCAGCTTCAGCTAAAGCAATAAAATCTCCAGCTATTTCTGCAGTAAGATCAGATCTATTAAGCCAATTAGCTATAGATGTTTTTAAGTCTGTGTAAGTAGTTAAAGCCATTATAAGTTTCCTGAAGCAGTTCTAAAATAACGAAACTCGTTACTATTTAATTTTCTTTTAAGAATTTTTTTTCGTTCATCTGCTGGTAAACCAAACCAGTTATTGGAACCATTATATTCTTTAGCCCAAAGCGTTAATACTAAAGTTGGAATACTAGCTACTCTTTTTAAATCTTTAGATGCAGAATAGCCATCTCCATCATTATACATTCTTTTGTTTTTTTTAAGAATGGGATTAACGTCTTGTGAGTTTTTTACAGTTAATGTTCCATCATCTTCAAAGAAATACTTTGTTCCATCTGGATCAACTGATCTTAATATACTCATTACTCAGATAGTTGAGTAACGTATAATTCACCATCTGTACCACCAACTCTTAACACAGCAATCTTTTCACCTGCATCAACTTTAATAATTTCAACTTCATTAGCAGGTAAGTAAGTATCAGTTACAGCAGCAGTTGGATCTTTATTTATTACTATGTGACAAGCAATAGTGCTTACTACTCTTATATATTTTATGTTATCTGTAAATGCTGCACTTGCAGAAGAACTTGCTCCTGAAGTTAGCTTTAATACAGTTCCATGTCTTAGTCCGTAATTCATAATTTTATTCCTTTTTATTAGAGGGCTTCGTTTCGTCAATAACTTCAAAGACCAAACAAATTGTTTGTTTAAAAGGATGGCAGATTTCTCCACCATCCCTCTATTTTAGTATTATGCAGTAGTTAAGTCAAATACTCCACCAGAAGCAGCTTCACTTCTAGAGATCAAAGTAAGTTCAGTTAATAACTGTCTTTTCTCTGAGTCACCAGTTTTGGAAAGCTCATTCATAGTGAAATCTCTTAAGAAACCTACAGACCAATAATCCATATCTAGGACTAAAGCATCTCTATCTCTTGAGAATCTATTTGGTACTACTTCTAGATCACCGAAGTCAGAAGAATACACGTCAATAGAAGTGTATAAAGTCTTGTCTTCAGATGCATCAAATCGAGTTGATCCACCAGTGAAACTAGAAATTTTTTGTTTGTTAAATGGGCCTACCATTATAACAGACGGGCTTCCACCAGAGTTCCAACATCCTTTGATAACCCCTTTTAAAAGGTCTTCAGTCAAAGCTCTTTGTGTTCCGTCATTTCTAGCATCAGATCCATCAGCTGCAGTTGGTGATGTACCATCGCCAGCTAAAGAATCATTAGTAGCAATCCAAGCACCTATAGAAGCAAATGTTCTAGCAGTTGTTGAGTTACCAGCAGATCTTGCTTGGTTAGTCAACAAAGTAGCTTCAATGTCTCTTTTTAGTTCTTTAGATTTTTTAGCAATTTGATACGCAAGTTCACTTGCTCTGCCTGCTTTATCAACAGCTTCTTGAGTACCAGTAATTACAACAGTTTTATCCATGATCTGTGTGTAGTTACCAATTCTTGCTGTTGCAACAGCTGCATCAAGAGTAGCTTCATCGCCTTCAATAACTGCGTTATCTGTAGCGGCTGCTGCTAGTGCATCAGTTTGCCATTCGTGAAATGTGTTCTTTACTCCTTCTCTTGCAGCTGAACTCATAAATGGAGTATCAGTTGGTGAGATTGAGTAGATCACATCTTGTAGGTCTTCTCTAATTCCGACTGCATCATATGTGTCGAAAGTGTTTGTTGGTTGTGCCATTTTATTTTCTCCGTTAAGGTTATTTTATCATATCCAAAATTGCAGACTGGGCATCATCAAGACGACCACTTTTCTTCAATTTAGATATTTTGTTCCTTACGATCTCACGTCTAGAGTTATCACCTTTGGCTACACCTGCTTTTATAACTTTTGGAGCATTACTAACCTTTTTTGAAACTATAGGCTTGCTTTGCTTTATGTTACGATATGCTAACGCATCCTTTAACACTAATAGAAATCTATGATCTGCTACTGTGCTTATTTCCTGATCTGAAAAACCATAATCTTTAAGTACGGATTTAACACCTGACTTAAATTTATCAGCTTTATTAGGATCAGAAAATTCAGGAATACGTTCCTGTGCGAGTCTTGTTTGTTCAGCTAAGAAAGCATTATATTGTGCTGCTTGTTCCTGATTTGCTTTAGCTCTTAATGATTGTAATCTTTCTGATTGCTGTCGCATTTGGAAATCCAATTTTGCAGCACTCGTAGGATCTTCTTCATAAAGTTTTTGAAGCTCTTCAGTACTTAGCTTTTGTCTGGTCATAGACTCCGCAGAAGCTACTGCCTCGTTTAACTCTCTAAGTTTTTGATCGTATTGTTGACGCAAAACATTCTTCTCTTCTTCTACTTGTTTCTTTTCTAAAGAAAGAGAATGTGTTTTTTGTCTATAATCGGAATCTCTAGAATAACCTGCTTTAAGCTCATCGAGAGTAACCTCTAACTCTTGACCTTGTACTTTGACATGGTGGAGATTTGGTTTCTCAACTTCTGCTTCAGATGCAGTATTATCTTCTTTTGTTTCCTCATTTACTTCAGACTCGACTTCTACTAGAGCTTCTTCAGACTTAGTTTGGCTCTCTTCAGAAGTTTCCTGTTCCTCAACAGGATCTGGAGTTGGTTCTACTTTAGTTTCAGGTTCTGATTGTCCTTGATCCTGATTTGTCTCTTTTGGAGTTTCAGGTTCAGGATTCAATAATCCTAAAATTTTGTCAGCAGCACCTGTTACTGATTTATCAGCTATTGGCATATTATGCTCCTTTGTTTAACGCTTCTAAGTATTCTTAGATTGGCGTGTTAGTTGTTCTAGCTCCGAGGAAGCTAGTTTACCAGTTTCCATGACAGTTAACAAATGACCTTTGATTTTATCAAGCATATTAAATGCCATCCAAAGTACTTGTCGCTGTTCATTGTCTTTGTAACTCGTATTAAATATTTCTGTTCGATATTGTTCAAACAGATATTCAAATCCTTCTTTAAGTAAGGGATCGTCTAAAAGAGCTTTAGCCCTCGTTCCCCTGCTCGTTTGTTGGTGTAGGTTGTTCTTTTCCATCAAAAAATTGTTTTTGTCCATCTAATATTTTTTTGAAAATATCTCCAGACTGTTTAACTTGTGACTGTTCTACCATAGATTTACTCTTAAGTGCAAGTTCATCAATTTTAGTATTATATTTAAGTTCCATGTCTTTAACTTTTAATTCAAAGTCTAGTAACTTGGCTCTCATGTCAGCTTCTAGTTTTTTAGTTTCTATTGTAGAGTTTAATACAGCTCTCTCATTTTCACCTTGTACTTGAGCCAACGAAACTTTTTCAAACTCGGTAGGAGCAGGTGGTGGTAAAGGTGGCATTTGTGCAGCACCTACTTCTGGATCCATAAAGTAAGGATCTACACTTCCTAATCCAGCGTTCTCAACTAGTTTACGTAAAGTATGATAGATGTTTTTAAGATTAACAACTGGGCCATGTACATTTTTTTGTAACTCAAGAGCTTGCATTTGTCTTTGCAATATTGAATTAAGTAAAATTAATTGTTGTTCTTTAGAACCAGTACCTAGTCCTACACTTACACTAATATTAACTCTATCTCTCCACTCGTAAGGCTTCATTGCTATAAACTTGCCTCTAATCTTAATCATCTTTTCTTTTTGCTGATACTTACAAACTAACTCAAATAATTTTTTACCTAAATCTTTCATTCCAGTTTCTGCAAATATACGTGCAATTAATTCCATTCTCATTTGAGATTGGGTTAATACTTGGTTCATGCCAGTAGCAGTTTTAGAATTTAAACTATCTGGAGATAATCCTTGTGATTGTCTAGATACTCCAGTTCTTTGTTCTTTAATTGCATCTAAATAACCTAGCATAGTACTTGCTTGATCGGTAATAGGTTGTGCTTGCAATGGTAGAATAACATTACTAGGTGGTTGTTTAGTTCTTACTATTCCACCAGGTCTGTTTGTTAATAAATCATCCATAGCTACTTGTCCGTCTTGAACAGCTATTCTGTTATTATTAGTTAGATACATATTGTCTAACATTTGACGCATAACAGTAGATTTAAT